TGCGCGATCATCTGCGTCTGGTTGTCGTAGTACTGGTAATGACCAATGTCGGATAAGGCTTGTCTCTTTTGGAGCGCAACACCAGAAACCACGGCCCCTGGACTATCGGCCCCGGGTTCGTGGGGCATGCCAGCCACGGCCATCAAGTCCTGTTGGGCAGACTGTGCGGCCTGTACAAATCCTGCCGGCACTTCAATGGCTTGTTGTCGCTGTGGGGGCCCTAGTGGAGTCTTAGTCCCATCGGGCTGTTCGATCGTGACGATGTTGTACTCAAGGGCTGAGTACGGCGTCTGATTCGCGTCATTCCACTCAGGGTGGCCGTCACGAAAGCCTTGAGGGCCGACCCATGGCGCCTTACTCGAGAGGGCCAGTTGCTCAGTCTCCGCCGTTCGCCAGTAGTTGAACATCTGCGCAGGGCCGACCAAGTCCTCAATCATCCCCTTACGTCGTACCCTGCCGTTCAAGTCAAGGACATTGCCCTCACAGCGTACGACCGGTATCCACTGACCCGGAATAGGCCCTTCCTTGCCACCTAACTTGCGATCATCAACGATGGTGCGTCCGTTGACCCGGTACCACTCGATCGCACGCCTGTAGCTCATACGCGAGCCCACAATGGCCGGATGATCAAGTGGCGTGCCGGCAGACTCAAGGTCTGACTTAAACGCTGTAGAACCGTCCTGCAGCACGTACAGCCGTTCGTTCTTGCGCACTACCCGATAGTATTCGGCTAGGCGAATCTCGGTCTTGGTCTCCCACTGCGCGAAATTATCGCCAGTGCCGGTTTTGATGAACTCCACATTCTGCGCATCAGGGTACTGACGCTTGTACTCGGAGCGCTTCATCTTCTCCGTGATGATCACCCAGTCGGCGTCTGATCCGTCAGGCATGGTCGAGGCGGGGTCCATGTACACCGTGAAAGTGTTGCGAACCGGGAGAATCTTGATCTCCTGGTCCATGCTCTTCTCATCGATGTAGTCGGCTACCAGGCGGATATAGCCCCAGCCGATATCGACGGCTGATGCACCAGCGGTGTCATAGGCAACTGAGGCCGATGAGATGTTCTCAATATGCCGCTCGATCCCTTGGATCACCTCCGCCGTATCGGTATCCGCACCATCCCCTGTGGGGTGAACTTTAATGCGCGGCCGCTGCTGACGCATGTTGTTCACCACCCGGTTACGGAAGGTGCGGGTGTGGTTGATCGTTAAGGAAGGCCTACGCGCGATCTTGCGCTTGTTGTAGATATCATCGTCCCACTGATGGCCGTCAAGGAATTCAAGACACTCAATGCCCTTGACCCGATTCTCGCCCTCAGCCTCCATGGCAATGCGCAAACGGTCGCATAGCTGCTGGAAGATCTCGTCATCAGTCTCGGCTGGCCTTTCTTCCCTCTCTGGAATGAGCGGCACGGTCTAAACGACCCTCTCGGCACGTCGCGACCCGTGAAAACGTTTCACTAACTACCCATCCATGAATTACCTGATCCACGTCCTATGCTCATAGCGGTAGGAACATGACTCTGAGTCTTACTCGTTTGTATCTTCGCTTGCCGGCGCATCATCATCGCGTAGCGGGTGGCTGACATCAGATCGTCGTTTAACTTCACAATCAGCCCCTCCTTACGGTGATAGAGATTAAATTCCTCGAACCATTGGGCAAGGTGCGCAAAGACTTGGAGCCGCCCGGTCTGCATTCGATCCAAGAGCTCAGCTATTCCAGCCTCGAGACCATTCGTGCCGTCCTCGAAAGTGGCGCGCACCTTGAGCAAGTTAAGACCCTGAGCGCGGTACTGTGCCGCTAGCTGCTCTCCAGAGCCCTTATCGTGTTGCAGGCCATCGTGAGGCCAGGCAACCGGTATCCACGCGCCCCAGGGCTTTACCGAGGCTGCAAACACCACTGGTGTCTGCTCTCGTGCCCTATGAGCCGCAGTCACATACAGAATGTCGTTGTCCCGATCCCACGCTAATCTGGTGGCGGCTGAGGGATGGTCCCAGCCGAAGTCCATGCCGATGATCTGCGGCCAATGCTCAGGGATGGGAAAGGCATCGACCTTGATGTCATCTTCGTTGACTGGAAACACCCGCCCACTCCCTAACTGCGGTATGCCCTTGGTTCTGGCATCTCGCTCGAATATCGGATAACTGGAAATGATCGCCGCACGCTGCGCTTCGGTGTAGTGCTCCACATCGGCAATGGTCATCATCGTCAAATGTGTGTCGGTTCTACCCTCAAGGTAGAAGCGCTTAACCACATTCGAGATGCCTAAAAGCGGCGTGAGGGTGGTATAGACCGGTCCTACCACCGCATTGGTGCGGGTCAGGCCTTCAAAGTAAATGTCCTCAGGCGGCTCCTCATCGAACCATACCCCATCAACCGTATCAGCCTGCCATTTCGTGCGGCCCTGGTCATACGTAGATAGCTGGATGCTCGAGATATCGCCTGAGACGTGACGCACGATGATCGAGGCCACAGCGTCAGGTACGCCTTGGCGGCGGGACCAATCGACTAAGTGAGACTTAGGAATAGTCCCCGTACCCCACTGGCTTTCATTCTCAGGAGGGCCAAGGAGTAAGCGCTGTACGCCCTTGCGGGTGAGTTCGGCGGATTCAGAACCAGCCAGCCATCTCACCGCCCTATCGAATCGCTTGCCCTGCCACCAGTCAGGATATAAACCCGTGAGGTGCATGGCTGTCTCGTTCGCAGCAGCCAAGGTCTTGCCCAACTGGTTTCCTGCCATCAGCATCCGTTCGCGGAACGCTATGCCGGCGTGATGGAACTCAACCTGTTTTGCGTAGGGAAGATAGTCAGTTAAGCGATTGAGGCTCTGGCGGCGGGATAGCTCCCTCTCCAGGGCTTGAAGCAAGTTGGCTTCTGAGCAATGCGATGCCGGCGATAATCTCTGCATCTGTGAGATCTTCCATAGGCGTTGATTGCTCGAACTGCTTCGGCATCAAGGAGACGATTGCCTTCACATAGCCCATTGGATCTTTTTCTCTAGCGTTTACAATGGCTTGCTTACCGTGTTCTTCAAAATCATCCGCGAGAGCGCCTAAGAAAGCTCCCTGGATGCGATTGCGAGCAGCTTTTGGCTTTCCCGCAGGATTTCCTGTCTCTCCAGTCTTGAAGGGATTTAAGTTGGCGAGAGACTTAGGGCTGACTGCCATTTCCAGGCCATTTATCGAATGCGGGTTTGTAGGACAAGTCTGTATTGCGCACCGCAGTATCGGCTGTGGATACGCGGTAGTCTTTGAAACGATGCTCTAAGGACTGAAGGCGCACTAATAGCTCGTCGGTGAGCTTCTCAAGATCTGCGACTCTCTCTTGAGAGGCATCTTGGAATAGTTGGGTGTCAACGCGCAGTTTCTTAACTTCGGTTTCCAGCAGTGAATGGCCTTTAGGCAAGGTGCCTCCAGGTTTTTCGGTTTCCTATATTCCTGACATTTTCCTTACAGATGCCAAACTCATCGGCAATCTCACGCAGGATAACTCCAGAATCAAATCTGGATCGTATTTGTATAACCTGGGCCTCTTTAAGCCTTGAATTGCCTAAAGTCTCACCCCTACACTGAGTGCCGTGCTTTTGCTTATCGGCATGATTTTCGGTAATTGTTGCCCATCTAAGATTGGAATAATGATTGTTCTTGCGGCGACCATCAGCGTGAGCAACTTGATGCTCCGGGGTTGGCGCAGGTCCAATAAAAGCCATGGCAACAATCCGATGAGCTCGGATGCATTTAGGCTTCCCAGAAATTGCTAGGGTGTATTCCAAATAGCCATCATGAGTATGTTTCGGCTTTAAAATCTTGCCAGCTTTGTAGCTGACAGAATCAACGCAGCGACGTACTTGGCCATCATCGCTTACCTCATAATCCGAGGCAAATCCTATTACTCGCCATTCATTCATATTCGATTCCACAAACGTCAGCTTCCATGCAAAGGATGTGATCCTCACCATCTATTAGCAAATGACTCCAAAGGTAGCCGCCCAATGACATTCCTCCGAGCTGAACAACGTCGCCAATCTTTACCTCAATTGGTCTGAATTGGCTGGATTGTCTTACGGTTCTAACCGCTTTACCGTCTTTCTGAAAACGGGTATGAATGTTTGGCCATTTGCCGGGACCAACCGCGACAACTTTCCCACGCACTGGCTCGCCGTTCCAATCTGCTGCAATGGTTTGAGATAAAGCGGGGGGCATGGGCTTGACAACGATTTGATCCCTGAGCGGCCTGATCTGCCCGCTAATGAAATTAAGGCTCTTGTCATTAAGGCGAAGTCCCCGATTCTCCATCTCACTCATACATGCGTCCAAACTCGGCGCTTGCGGATAAGGCAAATGGCCGCAGGGCTCACCCCTAACATCTGCGCCAGATCTTTCCCTCGAGCACTTGAGCTTCGAATCATCCTCACCATCGGCTCATCAAGCTTGGAGGATGCATTGGCTGATCCTCTCTTGTATCGACCATGCCTCATGCGCAAATCCTCAAGCGCTTCTCTACGCTCAATGCCTCATCCTCTCTACCCTGTAAACTCAATAACTTGTGCGCTACACCTAATCGCATGTTGATGAAATGCGCGATCATCTGGTTGAGCTTTACCTTGAGCTCCGGCCCCAAATGATCCTTGAACAGATCAAAAGCTAAGTTCTCTAAGCCGGCGCGGTACTCATCAAAATCGGTCAGGCACTGCTGATCACCCAGCTTTGTCCTGTGACCTACGGGGTGATTCGTGATGTTCCTGTAGTACGGCTTTGAGGCAAAATGCACAGGCCCACACTCGACCGCATGGGCAAGATCCACGAAGGCCCAGTAAGCCTGGATCCTCGGTTGAACGATCTTCTCCAGGACTGAGCGACGATAAATAGCGTGCTCTGGCCAGACGTGATTGTGAATGATGAAGTTCCACAACTTGCTCTTATCCGTGAAGGTTTCATCCGTGCCAACGTAAAAGGCGTTCCACTCAGCTTTGTTGTTTACCTCATCCCAAAGCTGACAGGGGGCAAAATAAGCCACTACCTCAGGATGGGCCTCCATGAACTCGATCGCCTGTCCTAGAGGCTCAGGGAGAAGATAATCATCATCCGCACAGAAGACCGCGTATTCACCCCCAGCCTTTAGCAGGGCTTCCCGCATGTTTGGGAATGCGCCAATGTTCTCGGGCTGTTTAATATACTTAACACCCTGCAGAGCAATACAGCGGGTGTCATCATGGCTGTCATTGTCAGAGACAATAATCTCGATGTCGCCCTGAATCTCTTTCAGCCGGCGTACCGTCCATTTAAGGAACTGGTATCTATTGAACGTCGGAATACAGATTGATAGCCTCAATCTCATCACTCCGAAGTTCTCGAGAGGGGGTGCCGCGGATTAGGCGCTTAGGACGTTCAAGCACCATCACCCATGGGTATTGATATACGTGAGCATCAAAGCCGAAGGCGGCCAAATCAGGGTACCCCGAATGGCAATCTTCGATCAGATATGGACCGTTTGTATGCTCCCATAGAGCCTTAAACGAAGCTTCTTGATGCTCTTTTATGTGAGATCCGTCGTCAATGACGATATCGAACGGACCCAAGTGCACAAAAGCATCTAACTTCGGCGAATCCACCAACTGGCTTTGATCGCCTGTATAAATCTGGATTTGTTCTTCCTCGTACTCTTCGCAGCGAGGATCTATGTCTAAGCCAATTATTTCGGCTTTCGGACCGAAGTATTCTTTCCAGATCTGCAAAGATCCGCCGTGAGATACCCCAATCTCCAAAACACGTACTTCGGTATTTTGATACTTGGCGAAATGCTTTTGGTAAATGTCGAAATAACTTTCCCATTTATCCACAAGCCGCCCCTGATGGGCATGGAAACATTCGGCAAACGTTCTCAAATCAACCGCCTATTAGGCTTTTTTCTGTTTTCTGGCTTCTGCGTAGGTCTTTTTGACCCTCAAACCCTTAACATACCTGGCCATAAACTCATTCAGCGGCACAGTTTTGGACTTGGCCTCTGAGAGATTCGCCATCAGTAACTCGATTTCGCGTGGTTGGTATCCTCAACCTCGAACTTCACGCCATGGCCATTACTCGTGCCTTGCGGCTTCTCAGCTTTGGTCATCACTTTTGCCACCAATGCGGCACCTGTTTCCTTACTGTCAGGACCGGGCCGCGGCTTACCGCTCGGACTAGTACCGCGGTCGGGTAAGCGGATGGTGCTCATTCTTTGCCAATCGAGCCGCGGATTTTGGAATGATCCACAACATCAGACGGCATCTTGAAACGGATACCCTCGCGCGTGGAACCAACAT